TGATCGCTGCTAAACCTGTCAAGTTGGTGATTCCCCCAGCATTGATGTTCGTTGCTAAACGCTTGTTGGATACCGAACTCCGCGTCGGTACAACTGACAACGATATCAACGCTATCAAGCAAATGGGCGCAATCCCCGGTGGTTACACTGTCAACCACTTCTTGACAGACAGCAACGGCTGGTACTTGACCACTGACGTGCCTAACGGCTTGAAGCACTTCGAGCGTATGCCTTTGGTGAACTCCATGGATGGAGACTTCGATACCGGCAACGTAAGGTACAAGGCGAGAGAGCGCTACAGCTTCGGCTGGAGTGACCCGCTCGGAGTTTGGGGTTCAGCAGGTTCGTCCTGATAAAACCTCGAAACCACTCGGTTTCCAAGGGGGGCTTCGGCCCCCTTTGTTTTGGGTGTTGTGTTATTGTTTAAGTTTATGGTACAATGCCTTTAACTAAGGGGGAGTTCATGGCCCGAGGCATTTACAAAATCATCAACATTATTAACAACAAGTTTTATGTCGGCAGCGCGGTAGATTTGAAGCGCCGTAAAGCACGGCACTTTTCTGAGTTACGCACGGGTAAGCACAATAACAAGCATTTGCAAGCGGCGTGGGGGAAGTACGGAGAACAGGCATTCGTGTTTGTTGTCGTAGAAGAGGTGCATGTAGACGCGGATTTGCTTGCCGCAGAAAACATTTGGCTCAAAGAACATGTGGGCAAAGAGTACTGCTACAACATAGGGGTTGATGCCACTGCACCAATGCTTGGTGTCAGTGGAGAAGCCAGCCCTACTTGGGGGCGCAAACGCACAGCCGCAGAACTAGCAGCGCAAAACTGGACCGGCAAAAAACATACAAACGCGGCAAAAGAAAAAATTCGTCAGCACCTTATCGGCAAGCCAAAATCCGCTGACGTTCGTGCAAAGATCAGCGCCACACTTTCTGGGGAAGGCAACTACTGGTTTGGTAAACAGCGGCCAGATCACGGAGCCAAGGTCAGTAAGGCGGTAGAAGCGATTGACGCCGAGGGACGGTCTAGAGTTTTTGAAAGTATTCAGAAGCTGCGAGAAGAACTCGGACTCAAACCGCCCACTGTGAATCGCGCATTGAAATCTGGCAAACAACTCACACGCGGACCCTTTTTTGGATGGTCTTTCAAATATGTTGACCCCACGTGAAATTCATGGTACAAACTAGCCATCCGGGTTTCTCGGTGTATCAAACAGCCCCGGCTGATTTCATGCAAGTTGATACGCCACAACGCATGTCAAGGAGATCCTCATGGGATTCGCAACGCATCTAGGCCCGTGGTTGTTGGGCACTGTTAAAAACACAACTGGTACAACTGCTGGAACCATTCGCAACACCGGCGCTACCGTTGTTTCTCAGTCTTATGTCGCCCCTAAAGCGGTGATTTTGGCTTCTCCCACAGCCCAGCAATTGTTCGTGTTGCCTGCCGGCTCACAGATTTTGCGCTTCAACATCTATGTGACCACTGCTTTGACTGGCGCCACAAACTGCGGCGTGACCATCGGTACAAGCGGCACTGCCAACTACTACATGACTTCCGTGAACAGCGGTACTTCTGTGGCTCAAGTTTCGCCCGCTACCATCGCTGCTGCTACCGCCGCAGACAAGATTGTGAACGTGGGCACCACTGACGCGATCATCTATGGCACATTCACTGCTGCTACTGCTGACGCAACCGCTGGCTCGATCGTGGTGGCCGTGGATTATGTGGTTCTTGCATCTGACGGTTCTGCATACCCATCTTCTACCCAGAACTAATTAATCTCGGGGGCTACGGCCCCCAATTTTGAACAAGGAGATTAATATGGCTCAGATTTTGCTTAATGGCGCGACCACCACAGGCGCAGGAGAAGCGTGGCATCCACGCGATACTGCTTCGATTGCAACGTATTTGTTCCACAGCTTTCAGGCTACGGGCACCACAACTGCTGGTACAGGCTCCGCCACTGTCGTGATTCAAGTGAGTGACGATGGGGTTAACTACCTGACGTTGGGGACCATTACGTTGTCGCTAGGAACTTCCGCCACAAGTGACGGTTTTGCTGTTTCAAACACGTGGGAATACTACAGGGCTAACTTGACCGCGGTGTCAGGGACGGGCGCCGCAGTGACCGTGTACATGAAGGGTTAAAAATGTCAGTTGTAATCAACTCTTTAACCGCTGGACAGCCAACCATCTACTACAACACGCAGACAACTGCGGCTGTGATGACGAACGGTTTGGCCATTTTCAATACCACTGGCGACATCTTGGTGTTCGCGCTTTTGTCTGAGTGCTACACAGCCAACAATGCTACGGCGTCCACGCTGCAATACACCTCTACAAACAACACTACGTCAACAACTGGTAACTTGTCAGGAACTTCTGCTTCTTTGGCAAACGCTGCGATTGGCGTGGTAGTTACGACTCAGCTTGGTGCGGTTACGAACGTGCCTACTGTCTCGACTGCATCTGGTGTTGGCGTGTTCCCTTGGGGCGCAGTCCGCATTCCCGGAAATAGCACGATCAAGTTGGTTGTGGGAACAGGATCAACCACAGGCACTTGGGCGCACTACATCCATTATCAACCGTTGCAAGACGGGGCTCTCGTTACGCCGGCGTTCTAAAATGGACTTCATGTTCTGGAACATCGCACTTTCGGGCGTTGTCGGCCTTATTGGCTGGGTGCTCAAGGAGAAATCCGATGAAATCAAACGCCTCCAAATCCTCCTCAACCGCACGCGGGAAGAGATCGCGAAAGAGTACGTCACGAAAGTCGAAGTCCACGCTGACATTAACAGGGTCTTGGACCGGCTTGATAGGCTGGATGAAAAACTGGACCGACTTATGGAGAAGCGTGGTGCCCTCAGCCAGTAAAGCTCAACACAATTTCATGGAAGCGGTGGCCCACAATCCATCGTTCGCCAAGAAAGCCGGGGTCCCGCAGTCCGTGGGACAAGATTTTTCAAAGGCCGACAAAGGCCGCAAATTTAAAGCAGGAGGCCTTATGGCTAAGAAAGAACAAGCGATTACTAAAGCAAAAATGGGCAAGGTCAAGACCGCTGCCCCAAGCCGTGATGGTGTTGCCGAGCGCGGTAAGACCAAAGGCAAAGAAGTCAAGATGAAGGGCGGCAAGCCCCTCGGCATGAACCAAAAGTAAGGAGCGCTATATGAGCCTCGAAAACCTGAAAATGCCTGCGCACAAGATGCACCACGACAACATGAAACAACATGAAGTCAACGGTCACAAGCATCACATGGCGGACTTCATGAAACACGCTGCTGGTCACAAGTTTGAGCAAGATAAAGCCCAAGCGATGTGCGGTGGTGGCATGGCCAAGATGAAGAAGTAAATCATGATGGCAAGCCGCGGAATGGGGGATATCGCCCCCAGCAAAATGCCAAAGGCAAAAACTGTTACCCGCAAGGACAATCCCAACGAAGTTGAGATGTATGCCAAGGGTGGCTGGATCAAAGACGCTATCAAGAAACCCGGCGCGTTACGCGAAGAACTGGGCGTAAAGAAGGGCGAAAAGATTCCCGCCAAGAAGCTGGCTGCGGCTGCCAAAAAACCCGGCAAGATGGGCCAGCGCGCTCGACTTGCTGAGACCTTGAAGGGGTTCAAGTAATGGCCAAGTCCCCTGCATGGCAGCGCAAGGAAGGCAAGAACCCCAATGGTGGGTTGAATGCCAAGGGGCGCGCCTCTGCCAAAAAGCAGGGGATGAACCTGAAGCCTCCGCAGCCAGAGGGCGGCAGCCGTAAGAAATCCTTCTGCGCTCGCATGGAAGGTATGAAATCCAAGCTGACTTCCTCGAAGACAGCCAAAGACCCCGATTCACGCATCAACAAAAGCCTTCGGGCATGGAAATGCTAAATGGCAAACACCTCTGGTTCCACTGGATTTAACCTTGACCTGTCTGAGCTGGTCGAGGAGGCGTTCGAGCGCGTGGGCTCAGAGTTGCGCACCGGCTATGACTTGAAAACTGCACGTCGGTCTTTGAACCTGTTGTTCGCTGACTGGGCTAACCGCGGCGTGAACATGTGGACTTTTGAGCAGGGCACCATTGACTTGGTGCAAGGCCAGAACACATACGCACTCCCAGACGACACCGTGGATTTGTTGGAACACGTCATCCGCACACAGGCCAACCAGCAATCCAACCAAGCCGACTTGACAATCACGCGCATCAGCGTGTCGACCTACGCAACCCTGCCAAACAAACTGCAACAAGCCCGTCCGATTCAGGTGTGGGTGCAGCGTATGGACGGCCAGCAGTCGGCCTCTTCGACTTTGGCCAGCAGCATTGGGGCAACGGACACCACGATCACCGTGGCTGACGCCACAGGCCTGCCCTCGACTGGGTTTATCAAGATCGACAGCGAATACATCCAATACGGGTACATCACGGGCAACACGCTGTACAACTGCTTCCGTGGACAGAACAACACGACGGCTGCTTCGCATACCGCGCCTGCGGCGGTTTATTGGGCCCGTCTGCCAGCGATTACCGTCTGGCCTACCCCTGATGGCGCTCAGTCCTATCAGTTCGTTTACTGGCGCATGCGCCGTGTGCAAGATGCCGGTGGTGGTGTGAACGTCATGGACGTGCCTTTCCGCTTTGTGCCCTGCATGACCGCAGGCTTGGCTTATTACTTGGCGCTCAAAGTCCCCGGTGGGCTGGACCGCTTGCAGGTATTGAAAGCCCAGTATGACGAAGCTTGGGCGATGGCCGCTGATGAAGACCAAGAAAAAGCGTCCGTCAGGTTTGTGCCGCGCCAGCAGTTCATCGGCGGTGGGTTCTAAATGGGAAACCGGTTTTCCTCTGGCAAGAATTCGATTGCAGAATGCGATCGTTGTGGCTTTCGTTTCAAGCTGCATGAATTGCGCCGTGAGGTTGTAAAAACCAAAAACTACGAGCTGCTCGTCTGCGGCCCGTGTTGGGACCCAGATCATCCACAGCTTCAACTTGGTATGTACCCAGTTGATGACCCGCAAGGGGTAAAGAATCCTCGCCCAGATCGAAGCTATGTGTCGTCAGGCACAACCGGCTTGCAGATTTTGAACGGCAACGGCCCAAGCATTTATGCACAGGGCTACCAAGGCGAGGGTAGTCGCAACACGCAGTGGGGATGGAGCCCTGTTGGTGGGTCGAAATATTTCGATAACGCTTTGACACCAAATTATTTGGCAATGGGCGTAGGAATTGGTACAGTTAGCATTAGCACGACATAAGGAGCCGATCATGGCAAAAATGAAACACGACGACTTGGCACAAGACAAAGCCCTCATCAAGAAGGCTTTCAAAATGCACGACCAGCAAGAGCACAAGGGCGGCAAAGGCACGAGCTTGGCCAAGCTGCGCGCTGGCGGTGTGACAAGCAAATCAATGATGCAAATGGGCCGTAATCTGGCACGTGTTGCGAACCAACGTTCTTCTGGCCGCGGAGGCTAACATGGCAAAGATCAACAACAAACCCGCTTCTGCTTACGCACAGCCCCACACAATGAGTGGCGGCAAGGTCGACAACGACGTGCCAAAAGTAGACAACAAAAAATACTTGCGCGACACAAACGTGTCTGTGGCCAACAGCCGTAGCAACGACTACCCTGAAATGAAAACTTCGGGTATCAAAATCCGCGGTACTGGCGCAGCCACAAAAGGCGTGATGGCCCGAGGCCCGATGGCGTAATATGAACTACAACGAATTTGTCTCTGCGATCCAAACGTACACCGAGAACCAGTTTCCGGATACGTATCTTGCTGACGGTACGATCGTAACCTCCAAGCAGCAAATCGACCGCTTTTTGGAGCAGGCCGAGCAGCGCATTTTCAACGTCATTCAGTTCCCATCCCTGCGTAAAAACGTGACGGGGTATGTGTCCTCGTCCACGCCCTATCTGTCGGCGCCTTCCGACTTCTTGTCGGTGTACTCTTTGGCGGTGATTGACACGGATACCAACTACACATTCTTGATCAATAAGGATGTCAACTTCATTCGTGAAGCGTATCCGTCGGCGTCCGATATTGGCTTGCCTCGTTATTACGCTTTGTTCGGTCCTACCGTTGCAACGTCGACCATCACCAACGAGTTGTCTTTCATCTTGGGCCCCAAGCCTGATGCGAACTACAGCGTCGAGCTTCACTACTATTACTACCCCGAGTCCATCACGGTTTCTTCCTCTGGCCAGACTTGGCTGGGGGACAACTTTGACAGCGTGCTGCTGTACGGGGCGTTGGTAGAGGCGTATACCTTCATGAAGGGTGAGCAGGACTTGATCACTTTGTACGACACCAAGTACAAGGAAGCGCTTGCATTGGCCAAACGTCTGGGTGACGGGCTCGAAAGAACCGACGCCTATAGAACACCGCAATACCGTCAGGCAGTTACATGACCATTGCTCAAACAGCCACCACAAGTTTCAAGGTCGAGTTGATGCAGGCCGTGCACAACTTCGGCCCTACAAGCCCCAATACGTTCTACATCGCGCTCTACACGGGCGCGGCTTCCATCGACGCCACTACCACGGCGTACACCACAACAGGG